CTCTGCGTATATTGCCACCATCATTGTCTCGAACTTAGTCAACAGATCAGCACTTTGTTGAAGCTCTTCGACGTTGCCATAAAGGCCAGCAGCAGGCTGGTGAATCATGATAGTTCCATACTTTGAAATCATGATGCGAGGGCATGCACACATGATTATACTACCGATTGATCCGGCCATTCCATCCACATAGGCAGTTACGTTTGCCTTGGCTCTCTTAATGCAGTTGTACACGGCAATGCCGTCAATTACGTTGCCTCCAACGGTATTGAATCGAACATCGATGTCGTTTCCAACTGCATCGTGTTCCATGAACTCATTGATGAACTCCTGCGCTGAGTAGCTGTTGATTTCGTCGTAAAGGAGAATGACTTTTTTCATGTGGTTTGTGTGCGGTTTCGATTGCAATATTACACCCCTTTGCGGGGGTATGCAAATTATCATTTCACTCACTATCAATAATTTACAGTGATATTATAACGATTGTGCGTGTATGAACTAATAAGTTGCGAGCACGCGCGAAATGTGACATATTTGCAAAAAAACAGACATGACTAAACGGGCAAAAACTCAAGAGCACGACTACGCGAAACTGCTGTACACAAAAGAGTTTCTCACTCAAAAAGACATAGCCGAGCGCGTTGGCGTGACTGAAAAGACTATCAGTAAGTGGGCGCAAGAAGAGAACTGGAAAGCCCTGCGACAGTCTATGGTTATGACCAAAGAAGAGCAACTCCGCAACCTGTATGCACAGCTGGATGAACTCAATACCGACATTCGCAAACGCGAAGAGGGAAAGCGCTATGCGAGCAACAAAGAGAGCGACACGATCTCGAAGCTTTCGGCGGCAATCCGGAATCTCGAAACAGAAACCAGCGTTGCCGACATCGTAGAGGTGATGCGCAAATTCACCAACTACATCAAAACAACCGACCTGGACAAAGCCAAGGAAATTGTGACGCTGGCCGACGGGTTCATACAACATTCATTATCGCGCTAACATGGCACAAAACCACAAGATAACTGATAAACAAGCGCTCCAACTGTGGGAGAACTACCGTAACAGCCTGATGAAGGCATTGCCGGTAGAAGCCAATGAAACCGAAAAGGAAAAGCGCGACCGCATTAAGCTGCTGGAAAGCAATCCGCAGGCATGGATGCAATACTATTTCGCCAACTATACAAAGTGCAAGCCTGCGAAGTTCCATGTAGCGGCCACACGGCGCTTACTGGCAAACAAAAGACATTACGAGGTTCGTATGTGGGCGCGCGAGCTTGCTAAGTCAGTACTGGGAATGATGGAAGACATCTACATGGCACTCACTGGCGAGGCCTACAACTTCCTGCTGATCTCCAACAGCTACGACAATGCAGAGCGACTGCTGATGCCATACATGATTAACCTGGAAAGCAACCCGCGCATTGTGCATGATTATGGCCCACAAATAAAACCAGGTTACTGGGAAGCCGGTGATTTCACCACGCGAAACGGCGCATCCTTCAGGGCAATCGGTGCGGGCCAGTCGCCCCGTGGAACGCGAAACGAAGACAAGCGCCCGGATGTGATCCGCGTCGATGATATCGACGTGGATGAAGAAACACGCAATCCGAAGCGGATCAAAGACAAGTGGGAGTGGATTGAGCATGCGCTGATTCCAACCGTGTCCGTGTCTGGGAATTACCGGATCATATTCCAGGGCAACATGATTGCCAAGAACTGCACGATCGCGAAAGCGTGTGAGAAAGCCGACTATGTTGACCGTGTAAACATTCGCGACAAGAACGGCAAAAGTACCTGGCCTGAAAAGAACTTCGAAGAGGCCATTGATCAGATCCTTTCGAAGATCAGCTACAAGGCCGGACAAACTGAGTACTTCAATAACCCGCTCAGCGAAGGCACAGTCTTCAAACAAATGATTTACGGCAAGTGCCCGCCGCTCCGCGAGCTTCGGTATGTGGTTGCATATGGCGACCCCGGCACCAGCAACAAGGCTGGCAAAGGCAGTTCATTCAAAACCGTTTGGATCATCGGAGAGCAAGATCACAAGTACTATGTGTACACTGGCTTTCTCGATCAGGTAGGCACAGCGCCTTTTGTCGAGTGGTATTACGCATGCGAAGAGTACACACGTAATAAAACGCAGCTGCTGAACTATGTCGAGAACAATAGCCTGCAAGATCCATTCTATGAACAAGTGTTCATGCCGCTGTTTGCTGATATGGCAAGGAAATATGGGTTCTTCTTAAACATGCACCCTGACACACGCGCGAAGAAAGACAAGTTCGTTCGTATTGAAGGCAATTTGGAACCTTTGAACCGAAACGGGCAATTGATCCTGAATATTGACGAAAAGGACAATCCACATATGAAGCGCCTCGAAGAGCAGTTCCTGATGATTGAAGAAGGACTTCCGGCACCTGCCGACGGCCCCGATGCGATTGAGGGCGGAACATTCATTTTGAAGGCGCGCCGCATGAACAGCACAGACTCAATGTCAATTGGCCGCAGATACAAAAACCCAAAAAGAGTATAACTATGTCATTCCTTGCTTCTACCGATTACGACGCTGGCATTTACAGCGAAATTCTCACAGCCATCACGCGTGGCAATCCAGCCGTGCAGGCCGATGCTGAAAGCGCGGCAGTCAGTGAAATGAAAAGCTATCTAAATAGCCGCTACGACACCGCCGCCATCTTTGCGGCCACCGGCGCCAACCGCAGCGACATCATTGTGATGTTTTGTCGCGACATGGCTATCTATCACATGCATATTATGAGCAATCCGCGCCAGCTGCCACAGATTCGCCAAACGCGATACGAGGCAGCCATCGACTGGCTGAAGCAGGTAAGCCGTCAGAAAATCAATCCTGATCTGCCAGTACTGAGCGATGGCAGCAAGGATTACATTCTATCCGGAGGCAATACGAAGCGCGAAAGTCATTTTTAAGCGATCTGCGGCGCTTTCTCACCCTGCGCCCGACAGATGCACCACTTTGATAAAAAAAGCGCGCACGCGCAAATCTAAACGGTAGCTAACAACAATTTAATATCATGGCACCCAAACCAAACAAAGTAACTAAGACGCCTGGGCAAACACCCGAATCAATGATCATTCAGCAGATCAACATAACCCCAATTAACCGGCAGACGCAGGACATTGGCAAGTGGCGACAGGCGCTCACTTCGTCTGAAGCGCGCAACCCAAGCCGCACTATCCTATATGATCTACTGACGGATATCTTGCTTGATCCGCACCTGTCGAGCGTGATCGACAAACGTAAACTATGGATCACAAACAGTACCTGGCAGTTTGTCCGCAACGGCAAACCCGACGACGCCATTACAGCGCTGATCAATCAACCGTGGTTTAACGACATGTTAAAGGACATTCTCGACGCGGTGTTCTGGGGTCACAGCTTGCTTGAGTTCTCCTATCTGAACGGCACAGGTGCCTACACTCTCATCCCGCGCAAGCATGTTGAGCCCACTACGGGCATCATCAAAAAGAACCAGAGCGACAGCACCGGGATGTTTTACCGGGAACCGCCGATCAATAAATACGTGTTTGAGGTCGGCAACACGCCATTCCAGGGACTCCTTGTGAAGGCTGCGCCATACGTTATATACAAGCGTGGCGGCTTTGGCGACTGGGCTCAGTTCAGTGAGATGTTTGGCATGCCTTTCCGGAAGGGCAAGTATGACGGCTACGATGAAAATGCACGGCAAAAACTGCTGGCGGCACTTGACACAATGGGATCAGCTTCGTTTGCTGTCATTCCCGAAGGCACCGACATTGAGATCATTCAGAACTATGCCAACTCAGGCAGCAACGTTACCTATAAAGACTTCAAAGACGCCTGCAATGCCGAGATCAGTAAGCTGATCCTGGGCAACACCCTCACGACTGAGCAAGGCGCCAATGGTGCCAGGTCGCTGGGCGAAGTACACCAGGATGTCGAAGGAATGATCCACCAGGCCGATGTGATGATGGTGCGCAATGTGCTCAACTTCCCGTTCAAAGCAATCCTTACAGCACACGGCATCAGCGTTGATAACGGCGAGTTCGTGCGCGTAGAAAACGAAAGCGTTGACCTTGACAAACGCATTCTGATTGACAAGAGTCTGATGATTGACATGAAGCTGCCAATATCGCATGAATACCTGTATCAAACATACGGCGTTCCGAAGCCTGACAATTACGACGAGCTGAAGGCCGGAATGTACCAGCCAGCACCGCAGCCTTTTGAACCAGGCAAGCCGGAACCAGAGCCAGCGCCGGTGCCAGCAAAAAAGGACGCGAAAGCCATGGCCCGCCTGCTTGATCTGTTCGATTTTTTTTCATGGGGCCGGTAGAACTGACCGGCAAAATACTGAAGGAGCAGTATAGCCATGTTTGTCCTCATTGCGGCGGTTTTCGTGCAGCTGCAAGCCCTGATCTAAAAGGCATCTCGCAGGAGTTTGACCGGCTGGCTATGCAGGTTCGCAACGGTGAAATATCAGCCGACGACATGCCAGTACTCCTCAGCGATGCTATTGCTGAAGAACTGCTGAAAGGTGTTGAGCCATCGCTGGCCGACATTGCAGACGACGGCACAGCGTGGATGCTGCGCAACAACATCTACAGCTTCAGTGGGGCTAAATCGTTCCAGGAACTTCAGGAGCTGAGTGCTGTGGTTATGGATGGCGACAAGATCAGATCGCTGGCCGACTTCAAACGCAAGGCGCGCGCGATCAATCAGGAATACAACCTGAACTATCTGAACACGGAGTACAACTTTGCAATTGCTTCAGCTCAGAACAGCGCGCGTTGGTGGGAATATCAGGAGAATGCCGACATTATGCCAATGCTGAAGTACCAGACGGTTGGCGACAGCCGCGTGCGCGATGATCACCGCAAGCTCGACGGCATTGTGCGCAGACACGACCATTCATTTTGGAACATCTACTATCCGCCCAACGGCTGGGGTTGCCGGTGCGAAGCAATACAACTCAGCGACGCCAACGCAGACGAAAGCGGTGCAGCGCCTGATATTAAACTCCCGGCCATGTTCAAAACGAACCTGGCGCAAACGGGTGTGATCTTCCCGGACGACAGCGCCTATTACAAGGGCATAACCGATGATGCAGTGCTGATGATGCGGCCTGCATGGCAGAAAGTGTTTTCTACTTTGGGAAACAAGACCAAACGAGGCCTCACAACAACCGATATTGTTTCGGCTAACGTACTGAGCCAAACCGACAGCGCACTGCTGTCACAGGCCGTTAAAACAGGCTTTTCCAACCGCTTCGTGAATTCATACACCAGGGCTGTGAGCAATGCGCTTCGGAAGTCGGCAAAATACGAAGGACAGGCCTACGCCGTGAGCGGCATTAACCAGGAGCTGAGCATAGGCATGACGATTAAAACCGACGCCTACATTGTGGCCGCACCCGCTGCCGTTGATGCTGAAACCGTTTATCAGATCACTTCGAAGAGCGGAGCCGACATAAGCGATATTGCAGTGGCAGACACAAAGAGCACAGTCATATTTAAGCCTGGCATTAAACTTATTGTTGACACGATCACACGCCAGGGCGACAAACAACTGATTAAACTGCGCGAGATATGAGCCAGCAAATCAATTTTCGCATGGTGAAGACACGGCTCAACAACAGCCTGCGCGTCATCGTGCTACAAATGGGCAACGAGGCCGTAAACTTCAGCAAAGACAACTTTGTGGCGCAGGGCTGGCGCGACATGGTTCTGAATCCGTGGAAACCGCGCGCTGACAAATCAAAGCGAAGCAGCGGGCGTGCAATACTTGTCAAGTCAGCACGCCTGAAGCGATCAGTCAGGCTCGTTCGCATTGGTGCCAGGAGTGTAACCATAGGCTCCGATGTGCCTTATGCCGCAGCACACAACGACGGTTTCAAAGGCATGGTAACCGTGCCGCAGCACACGCGCACAGTGGGCGACAAGGATGTGACCGTGAAGTCGCATAACCGCCGCATGAACCTGCCACAGCGCCGCTTTATGGGCGAAAGCCGCATGCTCACCAACCGCCTGCTGAGAGTAATTTCACGAGAAGTAAACAAAGCTTTTAAATAAACAACTATGTTAGAACCGTTATACAAAGCCATTCGCGACCGCTTGTCGGCGCAAGTAACAGAGCTTAATCTAATTGACCTGGACACCGGCCAGATTGAACTGCAGGCCGACAGCTATCCACTGTTGCCACCGGCGGCATTCATTGACTTCAATGTGCAACAGTGGGTAAACACCAGCCGCAGCCTATACGTAGCCGACGTGCAGGTAGTTATTAGGCTGGTGTTTGATATTGTTGAGGATGTGAGCAACCTCACGCCCTCAGAAGTGGGCGAGGCTGCATTCACGAAGCTGGCGCTGCAACAGAATATACATCAGGCGCTCTGCGGTTTCGCAGGCACTTTCTTCAACAGCCTGACACTGCTGAGTGGACCACAGCTTGAGCGCCGCGATGACGGCTACAAGGTGTACGAATACGTTTATGTTACCAATGTGCGCAACAACATAGCCATGCAGGCTGTCAGCACTGCTACCGATGTGCTGCCGGTTGTTGAGCGCCCGGATGACAGCGATGACACACCGCACACCGATATTGGCGATGCGCCTGATCCGATTGATCCGGGTGATCCGATCACTCCAAGACTAACTTAATAAAAAAAGCCCTCGTGTGAGGGCTTTTTTGTTGGTGTTGCGGTAAATAAAATCATTCATCAGGAGGAACTTCTCTTTCATATCCATAGCGCACAGCCTCTTCATGACTGATTTCAATTACACCAAGCCGATCTTTTATCAGCAACATCGGCTTTGTATTGTCATGAGAAACCAACGTTCCATCAGCGTGCTGCCACGCTTTGTGATTAACGCCATAGAAATCTGTGATGACTGCATCATCTTTTACAACTTTCAATCCTTCTGTATTCATAGTGCAATGGTTTAAAGTTCGTGAGCCATCTTTCCATCAGACTGCCGCCTGCCGCAATTAGGACAGAATATCTGCGGCGTTTTGCTACGATAGCCACAATACGGGCACACATTGTATAGCATTTTCTCACGCAGTTCAGCAACAGAGTTGCTTTCGCTACACAAGACAATTATGAGGCCTACAACAGGAGATAATAAGAAACTCCATAAAAAGGCCATACCAAAGCCGATCTGGCGCGAGGAGCCAATAGCACCAACCACAACCGTAAGGATCAGCCACATTACAATTACAACTGCTTCATTCATAGTTTTAGTTTGTTTAAGGGTTCGCAATTTAGTTATTTTTTTGAATTCGGTTAATCAAGTACGTCCATCATGTCCGTAAGTGTGTTTTCAACATCTTTCACAGCGTCAAATATGTCTATATCACCCGGTTTTGATAAATCACCGTTGAACAAGTCGTCTAAATCATCACCAGTTTCGCATATTTTAATGCCTGAGATTCGCTGCTTCCAGATTCTTTCAATTTTTACATCGTTGTGTTCAAATACCAACGTCATAGTTCTGTTGCAAATATCTGCTGTAATTTTCATAGTTGTGTTTGTTTTATTTCACCGGTGCCGCCAGTGTCGGGTTTTGTTTTAATTGTTTAGGCGTGTTCTGACGGCAACAAGTTCTCATTAACCGTCATTGTATGCGCCGAATATTCGTAAGCAGCCTGTTGCTGCTGCTGCTCTTCAGCTCTGCGCTTTGTTGACCACTCTTCGAAGGCCTTGAGCACATCAATTAAATCTAATGGATGCCCGTGGCCATCATGTATTTCCGCATTGTATATGCCTGCTTCGCTGATGAACATTTCAAATTCATAATTTTGCATAGGTTTGTTATTTTGGTTGTTTTGAATAATCCTTGTAGGTGCATAGCACTTCGCTGCACGAGTCGCCAAGGTCTGTGCGCGGGCCAATGTTATAAACAGCGGCGAACCACTCCATTAGGGTATTAATGCCCGAAAGTGAATGCCACAAGTCTACTTCAGCGCTGTGTACAACGTGGCCGTAGCCACTGATATAGTCGAGGCGGGTGATGTGGATCATGGCAGGAAGAATATTGATATTACAGGAATAAATGCAACAAACTGCATGTCGTAATCAATCAAAACAATTGTTATCGCTGCAATGCATACAGTCTTAAACACTTCCAATATTCGTTTGTTTATATGCTTCATGGCTTTGAACTTGGAGTTAATTTCATTGCATTTGAAAGCATAATCAGATAATTGATGTACTTAAGAAATTCAACAAGGTTAAACTCCTCATGTGCATCAATAACAATTTTGGCCGGTCGCTCGCCTTCGCATTTTAACGATCTCGGACTTTTGTAAGCCTCAAGCTTTTGCTTTGTATTGCCTGTAATAAATGTGAATTTGCTTGCCATATTCGTTGGGTTTTAGTTGTTCCACAATTCATCACTCAGATACTTTTCCGCAGTCTTTTTGCGAGTTTGCCATTCGGGTAGCTTGCTGAAGTATTTCGGAATGTAGTTATATGCCATGCAGCGGTTGACCTTGCTCATGCGATCCCACTGAGCCTCGCTGCGCTTTTTGGCGGAGAATACCTTGTCATCGTACCGATCCCAGAACATCTTAAAGCTGATCTCCTCAGGAACCTCAACAGCACTGAAGCGCTGGCTCTTGAATTCGGGCATTGCAAAGCTGATCGGAATGTGATCTAACATCGACCTATAAGCACGCTCTTCCATTTCGAACTGAAATTCGATAGAGTGCAGCATACCGGAGTCTTTGTACTTCACTTCAATGTAGCCGGTCACGTCCTGAACGTAGATGTGTATGACTCTCATTTGGTTGTGTATATGGCGTTTTTAATGATGTCGATATACGGCGCTTTCTCGCGCTTTCCCTGCGCGTTTACGTATGCCAGGGCGCCCATGCGGCAGGCCTGTTTCACGCGCTCACTCGAGCCGATCAGGCAGCGGCCACTGCCCAGGTGAATAACATACATCACGGCTTTCTTGCGCTTAGCCATGCGCTCTGCGCGGTGTACAGCACGGGTAAGGCGTTTCTGAATCCGGTTGTGCCGGATGTTGCGGCGAAGGTTGATAAATGCTTGTTTCAGTGTCATAGTAGTTTTAATTGGTTAGTGACTTCTTTTAATTTGCAAACGACGGCCTTTTCAATGTCGGCGCCGCCCAGCAGGCGGTCATAGTAGGCCTGATTATCTTTGTTATAGAAAATTGTTTTGTAGATGTGTTTGGCATCGATGAAGAAGATTTCCTGCTCCATTACACGCAGCACATCCTCGCTCTTCATGCGCTTGATATCGCTGAGCTGATGATACACTTCAACCATTCTCTTATCGCGCATTATTCGCAAGTCGATTCGCCGTGGCATAGGTTTCAATTTTAAATGAATGCTTCATGATTGCGTCGTTGATCTTGTATTCTAAACTCTGCCCGTAGCCGCCAAAGTCAGCAGCAACGCTGTGGATCGATTTGCTCACTGCCCAGCCTTCACTAAGAGTTAGTGTAAAGGGCTGCAACTGGCCGGGCTTGCTGCACATGAGCCGCAGATGCAGGTTTTGCAGCCTACCGTACACCTTCACCATCAGCTCATTGATTGCCATGCGTTCAAACGGGTCCATCATGATGTCGAGCGATACTACGCTCATCATCTGCATCAGTGTGTGGCACTGTGCTTTGTTAAGCTTCAGCTTTAACGAGGTCATAGTCTTGTGTTATGAATATTTGTTTCAAATCGAGCCATTCAGCAGCCTGCATCTCGCGTCCGCAGCCTTCGCTATCCTTGTAGTCCCACAGGAAAGCGATCATGTCGCACAGGCTTATCTTAGGCAGCAATATGCGCCACACAACAGCTTCGTTGTCGGCTGGCAGATCAAGCTTCAGCGGGTTAATCACTTCGTAACCCATGCCTATTAGCATGTCTTCAGCTTGCTGGAACTTGCGATCAACCTCGTAATAAGGCAGGCCGCGCACCTTGCCAGCAATGTACACGCGCGCGCGAAACGGGTTCTCAGTCCGGAGTATGCGCATTTCGACCCGGAATTCCTTGCTCGTGTCAATGCGGTTGCGCACCATTTTTAAACCGTGGGTGACGGTTGCATGATCGCGGTTGAAGTATTCAGCTATTGCGCTGCACGACCAGCCTTGCTCTTTCATTAGATACATACTAATGTGCCTGGCATCACAAACATCTCCTGTGCGCACAACGCTTTTCAGTGCGTCAATGCTTGTGTTATACTTCTTGGCCACCTTACCGGCAATGTACTGCGCGGTTTGCTCGTTAAATGGTTGACAAGGTCTCATATCTTTTTGCTTTTATATGTTCTGTAAACCTGCTCAAACTGCCACACAAGCTTTGTCAGGTCTTCGCCTGCATACTCATTCAGTGGCTTGTGGCTGTTGCCGCTTTTAATGCAGAATTCGTTGATGCGATCATAGTCCAGCACTGTGCTGCCTTCCTTGTACCACAGCATCAGATGGCAGTAGTGAAATATCTTGTTGCGCATGCTCTTGATCGGCGCGCTGGATGTCTGATTCTGCTCTTTTTGCTGGTTCTGAAGATCGGCAACCAGGTCGCGCAGCTCCGTTTTCTTCAGATCCAGCGTGCTTTCAGTTCTATTGCCGCTGTACTGCGCAATCAGATCACGCTTCATGTACTCAATGCCCAGGGCATTCAGCAAACTATTGAAGCGGATGATATCCATTTTGTCCGGTTTCATTGATCTTGATTTTGTTGGCCCTGTGGCGGGATTCGAACCCGCGCACGTGCGCAACCCGCGCAGGGCGATGCACCTACAGTGCCGTTATGTTCAGCGAAACGCGCTTGTAATCACCATTACCATCGCGCTTGTACACATTGAAGTATTTGCGCGTGCTGTTGGTTTCGATCGAATCCTTAATGAGCTGCATAGCCTCTTCCCACTTCGGATGCTTGATGTTAAGCTTGAACAGGCCAAAGATGCGCGCTTTGTCCAGGCGTCCTTTGGTTGTGGTGAATGCCTGGTTAACCAGCAGCATCAGATCACCATCGGTGCCAGCGCTCTTGGTTTCGATGAACTCCTTCAGCTTCTGTTGTGCCACATTGATCTTGTCGCTGAAGCTGGTGACATCGTCGACACTCATTTCAATTTTAATGCTGCGATCAAAAGAGTAGAATGATTTGCTTTCGTTCAGCTCTGAAGGCTCTGAGTGATATTCAATGAGCATTTGCCTGTAAAGCGCATCAAGCTCTTCCTGAAGATCGCCCTTAAACTTAACGAGCTTCTTATTCAGGCTCTCTGCGTTGCGCAACAGTTTTTTAAGCACAACATCCTTGCGCTTATCGTAGGGTGCAACGTACTTTTCCGGGATTTCGTTCCCTTTGTGGTCGAGGTAGACTCTTCCTTTTTTTTCACTTTCGGATTTCATTTTTTATTGGGGTTAAAAGTTTAACAATTTCATCTCTCT